TCAGCCCTCTTTCGAGCACTTTGCTTCGCCATAGAGGAACTAACCACCATTGCTCCAACTGACAGTATACTCATACCCATACCCATACCCATACTTTCACCACCTCCAGAACCACCAATAGAACCATCAGTAGGACTATCAACTTTAATACTGCTCATGATTTTTTGAATTGAACTTGAAATTGATGTTGAGAGAGCATCGCCTAACGCTTTAGAAAATGTATTCTTTAAAAAATCTAATGCACCATCTGCGCCGTCTTCAATGGCAGATGTAATTGTCCCAGATAAAATGTCTTCTGCCTTATCACTAAATTCTTTAATTGCTTTTTCTAACTCTTTCGTGTCAAATTTTATTCCTATATCTAAAATCTTGGCGATTTTGGTTTCTTCTATTTCTTTTAATTTATCTTCTAAATCAGCGCTATCCTTTCCAGCAATTTTTAACTCGTCTGAAAGCTTTTTGTATTCCTCTTGGACTTTGTGTATTTCCTTTTGGCGCTTTGTCATACCTATAGTCGAGTCCTTGCTTAACCTCTCTGCCTTTTCCATAATTTTTGTAATTTTGTCAGCATCTTTTAAGTCGAAAGCTGATGTTATTTTTTTGTTACCTAATTTTTCTCTGGCATCTATCAGAGCATTAAATTTATCTTTGATTTCTCCTATTGGCATAAGATCTGCTATATCTCTAAAGTTATCAAAAAATGTTTTATTTTTTGATAACTTTAATTTTCTTGCGCTTAGAGCAGTAGCGTCTAAAGCATTTACAAACCTCTCAATTTGTTTTGTAGATTTAGCAACAATGTGTTTAGATGGCATGTTTTTAAATATATTTTTCGTGGCTGCTTTGAATTTTTCTATATCACCTTCGGGGAACTCAAAGCCAGCAAAACTATCAATTATATCTTGAGATGTCTTTTCAGCGTCTCTAGTGGCTTTAGCGTATATATCCATAGCTTTTGTAACGCCTGGAAGTCTATCTTTAAATGTAGTATTTAGCTCATTATTTAAATCATCAAAAGTGGCTATAAGCACCTTAGTCTTATCATTTGTATCATTTATAGCTTTTCCATCCTTATCTATCCCAACCCCAGGATCACTCCGAAGAGATTTCATTTTAGCAAGTTGGTCTTCTAAAGCGAACATTTCCCTGCTTAGATTTAATTCAGTAGTGCCACTACCACCTTTTTTTAAATTATCGATGGCGCTTGTTATTTTTTTTATTTTGGCCTCTAATGTATTATTGGATACATTCTCATATAGCTTTACAAGTTCGTCATTTATTTTCGCCAACCCAAGAGGCACAGCAACTTCAGGTAAATAAAACTTTGCACCACCAGACTCCTGCTTCCAATTACTTCTGAGTTTTTCTAACCTTTTCACTTCTTGTTCAAATTTGAACTCTTCAACAGTAGCCTCATCACCTTTAAATAATGCTTTAATGGCAGCCTCTGCTTCCAATGCGTCGTTTACTGCATTTGTAATACCTGATAGTAATTTTATCGCACCGCCAGCCCAAAAAGCCATATCCTTAGCTAATTTTAAAAGCAGAGGAGTGGCATCTGTTACGCCATTAACTATTTTCTCCGCAAAATCAGTTATCTCGTCCTTATTATCCCTCATAAAATTTGTCATCTTGTTTAATGATTCTGTCATAGCACCGGTCTTATTTGCAAAAACTTCTAACTTTATATCTTCTATAGCTGACTGGAATACTCTCAATGAACCCCAAGCTGTCTCTCTCATCGCTTCAGCAAAATCTTTATTTGTGCCAGTACTGTCTTTTACAGTCTTATGGAGTTTAACTAATTTTTTAACAGCATCATCGGACGAATTGGCTAATAGCATCATCGCCCTTGCGCCACGAACACCAAATGCACTTATAGATTTGGTTACACCCCATTGCTTTTCATTCATTTCTGTTAAAAGCTTGAGAATACCTTCACCACCATCTACAAATTCTGGGAGATTTTGTGCTATTTTTATAAAAGCTTGATTTAAATTTGTTCCTGCTATACTTCCCTTAACACCAGAATCATGAAGTTTACCAAGCATTGCACTCAAGAATTGTATATCTATGCCCATCAAATTAGCAGTACCTGCCGCATACCTAAACGATTCAGCCAATTCCTCAACTGTACTATTGCTACTTTGTATGGTTGTTACTAAGACATCATGCACCATTTCTAAGTTTTTTGACGCGATTCCCATAGAGGTCATTACATTTGTACTTATATCAGCAGCAGCACCCATGCTTAAATTCGCTGCTGTAGCAAAATTAAGCGTGGTTGCTACTGATTCCATAACTTCTTTAACATTTAAACCAGCCATAGCAAGAAAACGCATTGCATCTGCAACTTGGGTAGCTGTATGCTCTGTCACAGCGCCGTACATTCTTGCCTGTTTCGTCATTTCTTTATACTGTTCATTTGTGGCTCTGCTAACTAATTTTACAGTGACCATAGTTTTTTCAAAAGCAGCCCCAACCATAAAAACTTCTTTGGTAAAATTAAACATTGCTCTCGCCGTAAACAACGCTATTACTGTTATGTACGCATTTTTAAAATTAAATACAGATTTAGTAAGCAAACCCCAAGCACCACTTAGTTTTCTAGTTGCGCTGTCTAACGCAGCAATATCTTTTTTGCTCTTTTTTGCAGCTTTGGCAACCTCATCGGTAGCTTTCTTGCCTTGGTTCATGCCTTTTTTTAAGCCTTTCATAGACTTGTCAAGCTTGTTAACGGACATAATCATGTTATCAACAGCTTTCTTAAACTCCCTAGACCCTTGAGTTGCGCCCTTACTCGATATACCAGCTTCTAAATTTGCCATTATCTACCTTTTATTATTAGGTTTCGCAGTTTTCTTTTTCTCACTATCTATATTCAAACTTGTGATATCTATAAATTGTATCATATCTATATACATGTCTCTAATGTCACCAATCTTTTCATTCTCATTTACCCATGAAATAATTTCACTGTACGGTATAGGCCCACTCGCCATACCTATCTGCCTTGAGCATACTAACTCATTAAAAGCGTTAAAATATGTTAATGAGTGTGGTAATAGTTCTGGAGCGTTACGCAATGCAGGATGCACATAGTCTGGATCTGGATTGTCATTTTGTAGATCTGTAAACCATTTGGTCTGCTTTGGTGTGTAACGCCCACTGAACTCAAGGCTTAACTTAAATTTTCTTTAACTTCCTCAATTTCTTCTTCAAGAAAATTATTTATATTTTCAGCTTCTCTTGCAACATCGTCTTTAAAATCTGGATACTCTGTAAGCATTTTTAAACAATCTTCGTAACTGTATTCAATCTTTTCACCACCGACAAGAAGATTCTTCCAATCCAAAAGAACTGTCTTTGCAAATACTTTACACATGATACTATTTGCAAGTTCTCTTTTTTTAGCTGTATGCCTCCCAGCTTTGCTATTAAGTATTCTTCGATGTGGTGCAGAAAGTCTTTCGATTTCATTCATATACTTTTTATTCTCAAGTCTTGCAATAAGAATGTCAGTATCTTCATCCAAAGGAACCCAAACACCATCTGTTTCTAAAGCTTTGTCTACGCCGTACTCTTTTTTTAAATCCATAATAAATCTCCCGTTAAATTATTTTTCTCCCGTTTTATTTGTTGAGAATGTGGGAGTCGGGAGAGTACCCCCACATTCTTATCCTATAAGTGCTGGAAGAGGCAACAACCAGATCACTTATAAAAAGTTTATTTAGCCAGCTAGTATCTTAGTTATCAGCATCGTACAATTAGATGCCGTAGCTGGACTAAAGATTGCCCTAAATGTAACATCTTCCATAAGATCCTGATTCTGTGAACCTGCCTGTGGCCCAGAGTCAGTTTCAATTTTACATCTTGGAAAAGAAAAGATGTAAGAATCAGAAGACGTTGGTGTATCTACGTCTGAATGCAAACCAAAATGTAATGAAAACTCAGTTGCATTTACAAACTTTGTATATAGATCATTATTTTCAAAATAAGTAGAAAAACTTCCAGTTACTTCGAAGAAGCCCTTACCAATTTCAATATTGCCAAGTGTACCAATCGCAGGTTTTCCACGAAGGTTATTATTAATTGTAAAACTAAGATTCATAAATTCCAATGTAGATTCAACTCCATCAAAATAGATAGTCCCAACATCACTTACTGAACTATAAACATCGTTAGATGGGGCAGCAGTAGGCGTTCCACTAGTACTAAATGTAGTCCCTTGTGAAGTAGCAGTTCCACCCATAAAGTCTACACTGCCAGTTGCAATAGCATTTGCGGCAACTTCAACACCAAAGCTATTAATTGTCATACCTGACCAATTAAAGAACTCAGATACATCATCATGCTGTCTCATAATACTAAAACTTTTGTCAGTGGTTCCATTACGTATTGAAGTGCCGTACATCGTAATAGAATCACCCTCTGCCTCTACAACTAATGTCTGTGCGACTGTGATATTTACGTTACTTGTCACAGCGGTTACAAGTTTGTAACCGTTATTTGCTGGATCTGTAAACCCTTTTACTCTAATCCAATCGCCTACATTAATTGTTGCGAATGGTGTACCTGTGCTTGCATTATAAATATTTCCAGATGTCACTTCTATAGTCGCGACAGCAGCTATAGCACTACTTAAATCAGTAGGGAAAGCGCCACTTCTAAGCGCACCTTCAAGAATAACATCAGATGGATTTTCATAACTGAACTCAAATGTCCATCCACCAGCAGATTCAGCACCAATCTGAATAAGATCAGTGATATTAGAGTCATTACGAATTTCTTTAGTTGTCTCATTACTAATATTAAAATTTAAACTTTCACCAGTATACCTAGTATATATATACGTTGGTGTGGCTGGGATCGCGTCCCATGCAACCTCGACAATGTAACTTAGTCCGGTTCTATTACTATCTGCAAATGCCATTTGCTATCTCCTTCTTTTAAAAATAACCTATACTATCTTTAGTATAGAAAATATGTTAACAGCCATTTTTCGAGCTGTTATATTGTAGTCGTACCTCTATTAACTTGTGTACATCTTCCTATATTTACAATCTATAGAAATATTGCTTACGAAATGAGAACCAATTTCTCCAAATTTCTCATATCTAATATTTCTGTATCTTATACTATCTTCGTTCTCATCACGAAAGAATACAGCAATTTCATCAGCATACTGTCTTGATTTCCTAGTTCCACTCCCTATAGGAACCATTATGTTGATGTTTACTATTCCTGTATACTCATGAGTTTGAACAGACGTTCCAAGATCCTTTCTAAGATCCTCATTATCTAATAGTGAAAATACCACACAAGTTTCTGTTTCATTTGGTGGTGCATCTCTGCCATTCTCCCATATAATTCTAAAGGAAGGGTGTAATGCTTTCCAAGCAGAACTAAATTTTGTTTCAACTGTAACCGCTACATATTCTGAGAAATCATTTGCCATTAACTAATTCCCTCTTTAATTTCTGCTTTCTTTATAAACTCTTTCAGCCTATCTTCAGCGGCCTGAACAGATAACCTATATATGCCTTTTGGTGCTTGCTTTGAATAACCATCTATAAGTTTTGGCCCTGGATATGGGTACAGCCCATATTCTAACATTTGTGCATATGGTACGTTGTTTGATAACCAAATTGTTGTTAAATTATCAAGAACGCTTTGGTCTAAGTTTTTTATTTTATCTTGCTGTCTTTTTGCTGCTGCTTTAGCTGCGCCCTTAGTCATTTTTGGGCCAGTATAAACAGAGTTGTCTACAAAATTAAAACTTATTCTATTACTTGCTATGAAGTTACCTTTATCATGTGGTGATCTCTTTATAATTTCATCACTAAGCCATTTGACAGTCCATTTGAGTGCAGTTATATAAGTTCTTTTAACTGACTTAGCATATTTTTCCAAATCTGCTACAAATTCTATTTTGCCAACCTTAGCTTCTATCATAATTTAGTCCATCATCTTTTATTATTCGTTGTCTGCGCCTTTGTCTAACATTTTAATTGATCCATCTATATTTTTTATAAAATTATTTATAGCATCAATTATGATATCTGCATCTTTATAAAGTTCTTTATTTATAAGAGTGTCAGGTTCACCAATAACATCAATATATTTTTTTATGGCAGCTAAAGAATCTTTTACTGATTTATTAATTTCTTCAAACTTGGATGCTGTTTCTTTTATAATATATATTCTCTGTTCTGATTTGGTTAATTCTGATTTAGTCATTTTGTCTCCCTTATTTAATTTAATTGTTTAATTTAATGTGCCTGTTGTTCCAGCCTTAAAGGTTGTTGTGGTGCCTGGGCCTATTGTTTTTGAGGTGCCTATTGTTATTTGAGATCCTGAAGAAGCGGTACCGTCCGAATCAACAACGAATACATAATAAGTACCGGAGGCCAAAGATCCAGTATTAAGCGTAAATGATATTTCTGTATCACTCCACGCTGTGGGTATCTGAATTTCCCTGTGTGTACAA